TAATACCAGACTTAAATGCATCGTTTGTTCAACACGAACACACGACAAAGCAAATAACGGAACTATCTAGGGAAGATTTAGAGGCTATAGCTTCTGGCATATCTTCTATAGAAGTAGAAGCATTGGAGGTAAAGAATGAAGATAAAGAATCAGGAAGCTGACGCACTTGAAACAAATATAACTGTCCACGATTTCGGAAAAGCTATGGCGCAACTTAACTTAGACGGCGTTCCAGAGCATAATAGACCCAAAGCCATAATGGACCATTTAATGAGAGTTATGGCTGACACAATTAAAGACAAAGAGCAGGCTCAAGTAATCCATATATCCAGACTAATGAGGAATAAAAAGTGACTCCTAAAAAACTACAAGTTAAATCCAAGTATAACGAGTTTGATTTAGACGAAGACGGCATCGTTACAGATGACGAGATAGCTCGTTCTAAAGAAATGGTAGATATAGAGCTTCGTGAGGAAAAATCTGAAGCACAAAAGATGATGGCTTGGTTAGCAATACTTATTATGGTTGTAGTAACCATAACTTTATTCACCCCTATCGTATCTAATGAAAGAGTATCCGCTCTTTCAGAACTGCTTGGCTTATTCTATTTCTCTATGTGTGGAATAGTTGGAACATATATGGGAGCTACTGCATTTATGCATAAGCCAACGAAATGAAGAAAGCAAAATTATCACAAGCTCAGGTAGCTAAATACCTATTAACGCTTAAAGACGCTCAAGACGGATTCTTAGGATTTGTAAAACTAATTTATCCAGAATGGGAAATAGCTGACTTTCAGTTAGAGCTAATAGACGCCCTAGATAAACTAGAAAAAGGTGCGCTAGACGCAGACAACCTTTTAATAACCATGCCGCCAAGACATGCAAAGTCTACATTCTCTACAATGCTGTTCCCCTGCTGGTATATGGCTAGGAATCCTAACAGGTATATTATGTCTTGCTCATATAACAGCCAGCTTGCTACAGACTTTGGTAGACAGGTTCGGGGAATCATAGAGCAGAAACAAATTACACAGGCATTTGAGACATTTAGGCTTTCACAGGAGTCTAGAGCGGCAGATGTATGGCGAACTGAAGAAGGCGGTGCGTATTTTGCTGTTGGCGTAGGAGGTACAACATCAGGTCGTCCTGCAAACTTATTAATAGTGGATGACCCTATCAAGTCTCGTGAGGATGCTGAGTCTATGACCCAGCGTAACAAGACATGGAACTATTACACATCAGCATTAGCAACTCGTCTTCAGCCAGAGCATGATGGGACAACGCCTAAACAAATAATAATCCTAACTCGCTGGCATCCAGATGACCTTGCTGGGCGTCTTATGGAAACAGAAGACTGGAAAGAAGGCAGATGGAAGCACATTAACTTTCCAGCTATAAAAAAAGTTAAGTCTGGGAAAATATCAAGACGGCATTTAGAAGAAGATGACCCCAACTGGGTGACTCCAGATGAGTTTAGAAACCTATCCCACAAAAAGAGATACATAGAAACAGAAAAAGAAGAATCCTTATGGGAAGAACGCTTTCCTTTAACAGACTTAAAAAGAAGAGAACGCTTAAACCCACGAGAGTTCGCTTCCCTGTATCAGCAACAACCATACATAGAAGGGGGTAACTTAATAAAAACAGAATGGTGGCGAAAGTACCCAGTAGATTTATCTCCAGAGAATTTTGTCACTTTAGTTATAGGGGTTGATACAGCGTTCAAGAAAACAGAAACAGCAGACTACAGCGTTGCTGTAGTTGCTGGAATGGATAAGAACGGAGACATATACCTTGTTGACATAATGCGAGGCAAGTATGACTTTCCAGAACTTAAACAAAGAATAATAAGACTTAATAATGTATGGCGAGGAAAAGGTCTCCGAGGTATGTACATAGAAGATAAAGCCAGTGGTCAATCTCTTATACAAGAAATGAAAAGAGAATCTGGTGTATCTGTTATTCCATATAAAGTGAATACTGACAAAGTAGCAAGAACAAATACGATTCTTCCTCTCATAGAAGGAGGTAGAGTCTTTATTCCAGAAGAAGCACCTTGGCTCGATGCGTTTATAGATGAGAGTGTTTCTTTTCCAAACGGCAACCATGACGACCAAGTGGACGCCATGACTATTGCTTTAGATGTTTTATCTAGAACTGCTGTCTCTCCAGACGCATGGGAAATGCATGCAAACCCACAGCTATCTTTGAATAACAACAGGGATAAAGATTTGGGTAAATCATTAGCAGACACAGTTAAGAAAGCAAAAGCAACATGGCAAGGCTGGGGATTAATGTAAAGGACGACCAAATGCATCTCAACGGTTATCTTTACACATGTAATTATAGGTGGGCATTAATATGGCGGAAATGAATAGTAGCGCAGGCTATCGTAATGCAGAGTACACTGGTAGCGATAGAGAAGGGATTATTGTTGATTTATCTGAGTATGCTGAACAGCTTGTAAATTATGATGACATCTCTCATTTATTAAATGACGAACAAGAAAGAAGAATCGTAGATTATGTAAAGTCTATGATGGACATGTCTCATGGCAAGATTCAGAAAAGGTATCCTCATTGGAAAGAGGCAGACCGCGCACACGATGTATATGTGCCACCAGATGCAACTGAGTTCCGAGAAAAAGCAGTTATTGCTGATACTCGCGCAATCAGTGATACAGTTCTTACATATCTAATGGCGGCTTTGGGTGGACGAAACCCAATGTTCCAGCTTGAAGGTTTAAATAGAAAGTCTAGAGAGTCAGCTTTAATACTTGAAAGAGTTCTTCATCAACAAATGAGAAGGACAGCAGGAGAGGCTCGTCTTGCACAACTTCTACTTGACAGTATTAGATACGGCTTTGCTCCCACAAAAGTTTCTTGGGACGCTAAGACCAACCAAAACCAATTAGTTAATTTCGACCCACGAAGATGTTTCCCAGACCCAAGAGTTAATTGGGGTGATTGGGACAACATGCAGTTCATAGTATTCGCAGACTATGCCTCTTTCAACTCTCTGGTAAATACAGGGCTATACCCGAAGTTGAAAAAATTTCCAGCCTTAAGAAAAAGGATGTCACCACCTAGACAAGGATGGAACGCACACCATTGGCATAGGGATGAGGGAAGGGGTCTTTCTATAGACCCCGCATCTCCTAATCAAAGAGAGCGAGCAGACCATGCTTACTTTACTCTTGGAGATTCCAGAGTTGTAGATGAAGCATGGGTAAAGTTAACAGGACATGAAATAGGTATACCTAGCATTGAGCAGATATATCTTGTTGTAACCATCATGGATGAAAATGTTTGTATTAGATTACAGTTAAATCCATATGGTCAGCAGTTCCCAATAGTTATAGGGGGTCTATACCAAGACGCCCATAAAACTTATGGTCAATCGCTGTATGATTTAATTCTTCCTATGCACGATATTGCGACTTACCTAATGAGAAGTCGTATAGATAATATTAGTGCCGCTTTGAATAATCTTATTTTTGCAGACCCGACTCAGGTCTCCATACCCGATTTGATTGACCGTAATCCTTGGGGAATTGTAAGGACATTACCGGGAACCAAACCGGGCGATGGAGTTTTTATAGCTCAAGTTCCAGATGTAACCAGAGGTCATTTCCAAGACATAGCTCAAATGGCTGAACTAAAGCAAAGAGTCAGTGCGGCTTCAGATGCGCAACAAGGCATGCCTACAACTGACGGCATAAGAACCGCTACTGAGATTTCAAGGTTAACACAACTTGGTTCACAAAGACTAGGAGTCCTATCTCGAATAATGTCAGCTACTACAATCCGACCAATGGTAAGGATGATGGTTGCAAACATACAGGATTCATTGAGTCTTGAAGGTTCTATAAAAATTGATTCATCTAATATGCCAAATCAGTTAGAAAGTATGGTTAAGGATGGATACCTTGATTACGATGTTTCTAAAGATTTGCAGGGTAATATTGACTACTTGGTTATTGATGGAACTCTTCCTTTAGAGCCTACAAGAAATGCCGAGTCGTGGATGAATATGCTCCAAATTATGAACCAGACAGGTTTGAATATGGAGTATGACGCAGGTCAAATAGCTGAGGAAGCAATCCGAGCTATGGGTATTACAGACCTAGACCGATTTAGAGTAAGCCAAGAGAAACTACAGCAACAGGGTCCAAGTCCTTCTCAACAAATGATGCTTATGGAAAAAGCAAGAGGGGCATCAGTGAGACCAGAAGGGCAGATTAATAATGAGATTGAAAAAGGAAACCTCATACCGATGTCTGAAGCGAGAGGTGCTTAATGTCGAAAAAGATTCTAGAAAAGAATGTGTCACCAGCGATAGTCGCTTATGTCAATGCGACAGTCGAGCAAAGCATGAAAGAGCTACAAGACTTAGTCCTCAAGTTGAAGGAAAACGAAGGTGTAGTTGCGGGCGTTCAGAAAGACATGGTGCAACTAAGCCAATCTGTAGATGCGGTAAAAAATAGTATAGACACAATAGCAATACGCACAAAAGAAATAATAGACGCGAAACTCGGCTCAGACTCTAATGTCAATGAAATTTTTAAAGAAGAAGTAAAAAAAGAAATAGACTCAATGTCCGAACAAGTTTCTAATTTCCAAATCTCTGTTGATGAAATGACAAGCAAGCTCCACAGATATTTTGAGAAGGAGAAATACAGTATTACAAAAGGAATCATTACAGAGATAATAAACGAGGAGAAATTGAATGGCTCAAACTAGACCTATTGGTGAACAGCTACGCTTCTTGTCCTCTAAATCAGGGAACCACATCCTTGATGATTACCTAGAAGCGGCTGAGAAAGGAAACAGAACTCTCTCAGATATGCTGGGAGATTTATTCAATAGTACTACAGGCGTATTTAGAAGTGACTTATTCCAGTTTAGAGAAGACCCAAGTAATCCGGGCTACTTCCAAGTAAGGGTAGGACAGTTTGTAAACGCAGACACTGGCTGGACAACAATTACATTTACTGATTTTGCTCAATATGTAGCAGACGCATTAGCTTATAAGAACGCGGCAGAAACAGCCAAGACGCAAGCTCAAGCGGCTCACACAGCCGTTATGCCAATACTTAACAGCATTGACAATGTAAACCTAGTTGCTGGAAGTATTACGAATGTAAACACAGTTTCTGGTCAAATTGCAGGAACAAAAACTTATACAGTTACAGCGTCTGGCGGAGAATTTTATTTAGATGGAGTAGCAAGCCCAGCCATAGAATTTAAACGAGGTTGGACATATACATTTGATTTATCAGATTCTTCTTTATCTACGCATCCGTTTAGATTTTCAAATAACGCAAATAATAGTCCTGCGTCCCAGTATACAAATGGGGTCACAGTAACAGGAACTCAAGGTACAACTGGAGCAAAAATAGAGATTGTTGTAGCGTCTGATGCGCCTAATTCTCTTCACTATTATTGTACTGCTCACTCAGGAATGGGTGATTCGATAAGTGTAAAAGACCACAACTTAGATTTATTAGCCTCTATAGACACAGCGATAACAACAACAGCAAGCACCGTTGCTCCTTCAATAGGCAATGTAAATATAGTTGCAACCGATATAGCTAATGTAAATACGGTTGCTACAAATATAGCTGATGTAAACACAGTCGCGGCTGACACTGTTAATGTAAATAATGTTGGCGGTTCTATCGCGAATGTAAACACTGTAGCCACAAACTTACCAGCAATTAATACAGTAAGTGCTGGAATAACGAATGTAGGAACGGTTGCCTCTAACATTAGTGATGTCAATGATGTTGTAACAAATCTTTCAGACATTACAACAGTTGCCGCTAAGGTTGGTTCAGGTCAAGACATAACAGTCGTAGCTTCAGGAATTGGCAATGTTCAAACAGTAGCCACAAATATTACTGCTGTTAATACTGTCGCAACAAACATTTCAAAAGTTACTGAAGTAGCTAACGATTTATTAGAGTCGTTATCTGAGATAGACACAGTCGCAACAAACATAGCAGATGTTAATACCGTAGGAACAAATATATCAGCAGTAACAAGTCTTGCTAATAATGCTAACTGGTCTTCTGTTGTAACTGTTGGTAACAGTATTGCAGATGTAAATACATTAGCAGGTATAAATTCAAAAATATCCGCATTAGCGGATATTGAAGATGGAACAACAGCAACTAATGCTTTAACAGGTCTTCATTCAAACTTAGCATCCATTACACCTCTTGGCGCAAATATAGCTAACATTGTTACCCTCGCTAATAGCATAACAAGCGTTAACACTGTTGCTAGTGATATAGCCAATGTAAACACAGTAGCTCCTTATGTAGGAACTGGTAACGATGTGACATTGGTAGGGCAATCTATTACTGATGTTAATAATGTTGCAAGCAATCTAAATCACATTCAGACACTATCTGGAATTTCTTCTGATGTTACAACAACTGCTAATAACGCGACTGCTATAGCATCAATCGGAGCAAATATATCTGGCTTGAATACTATCGCCTCATATATGACGCAAATACTTCAAGCTGACGATTATGCAGACGATGCAAAAAAATATGCAACGCACGGAGTTAATTCCACATTTACAGACAGTGATGGAAATATTGAATACTCAGCGAAACACTATGCCGCAACTGCACAAGCGGTAGGTACTGCCTTCACAACAATCTTAGGTGATGAAAGAACAAGTGGCGATACGGACGACATCACGGCAGATAATGGTGCAGACTCATTACAATTTTATGGACTTGGAGGAGCAAAGGTCAGGACTGACCAAAACTCAGATGCCGTATATATAGACTCAAGGTCTGTAGCTATGGCGGTAGCTTTAGGATAAAAATATGGCGGCTTACAATTTTAAAAATGCTACATCAGACGCAATAGGAACGACAGGGGCAGATGTATATACTGTTCCTTCATCAAAGAAATCTATTCTCATAGGTTGTGCTGTTTCCAACATAACTGGAGCATCGCTTCCTGTAGAGGTGAAGCTCATAAAAGCAGACAATACTGTCATTCACTTAGCACTTAGCACAAGGGTTAAAGGCGGGACGACACAAGACTTCCTCAGTGGTAAAAAGTTAGTGTTACAAGCTGGAGAAAAAATAAATGTTAGTTCCAAAGTCGATAACAGCCTTGATTGTGTCGTGTCAGTATTAGAGGATGTTGATTAATGTCTGAGCCAGCGAAGGGAATATATACAGGAACTGCACTAGCGGATAAGACTTTTTATGGCTTTAAGCTAGATAATGCAACTGGAGACTTAACAGTAGAAATCATCAATGATGGGACGACAACTGTGGTGCTTCCAGACGAGAATATAACCGACCCTACAGGGTACAAAACTTATGTGTGGTCTGAAGACACTTTCAGATTCACAATTAACTCTTCGGGTCACTTATTATTGGAGATGCTATGAGCCAGATAATAGATTTAGGGAAGCTGAGATTTCACTTCGCAGGCGCGTATGACGCCGCAACAACATACGAAGCCAATGACATCGTCAAGTATGGCGGTAATGTTTATGTTTACACATATGGATTAAAACAGTCAGGTAAAATACCTACAGACCCAGCATATTGGGCATTAATGGTAGAAGGTTTCCGTTTTATTGGAGATTACTCAAACAGTGCTAACTACAGAGTTGGTGATGGTGTAGCTCATGGTGGTAAGGTTTACATTTGTATTCTAGACAGCACAGGCAACACACCACCTAACGCCACATACTGGTCACAATTCGCAGACGGAATACAGTGGGAAGGCACTTATGATGCCGCAACCGCTTATCAAAAAGGCGATATGGTTCAGTATGGTGGTAAATCAATATACATAGCAAAGCTAGACACTACTGGAAATGCTCCAACAGACACTACTTATTGGGAAGTAATGCTAGAAGGTATTGGTGTAGAAGGCGTCTACAACAATGCAACAGCTTACGGAAAACATAGTGTTGTAGCTTACGGAGCAAGCACATATATAGCTATCCAAGACACTACAGGAAACTTACCAACAGACACAGCATACTGGCTGAAGTTTACTGGAGGTGTAAAAGCTAGAGGAGATTACAATGGCTCCACAGCTTATATCCCAGACGATGTAGTTATTTATGGAGGTAATACCTTCAGAGCTAAAGTAGAAACAACAGGAAACGCTCCTACATCTACAACTCATTGGGAATTATTTGTCCCCGGCATGGCTCACGCTGGAACTTACCAAGCGGCAACAACATACAAAGTTAACGATATTGTGTCTTACGGCGCATCATCTTTTGTGTGTACAGCAGAAACAACAGGTAATGTTCCGACAGACACATCATACTGGTCACAGCTAGTAGCAGGTAATGCATTTAAAGGTGCTTACGATGCGGCAACAGCTTATGTGTTAAATGATGTTGTGTCTTCTGGTGCAAACCTTTACAGATGCTTACAGCCAAGTACAGGCAACGCAGTATCTAACGGAACTTATTGGGCAGTATATCTACAAGGTTTCGTTGCTGAGGGCGCATATAACAATACAACAGCTTATACATTAAACGATTTAGTTTCCTATGGTGGTTCGCTTTATAAAGCTAAACAAGACACCACTGGAAACCTCCCTACAGATACGACCTACTGGGACTCTTTCATAACTGGTATAAAGAACGAGGGGACTTGGTCCACTACAACTGCATACGAACCCGGAGACATCGTATCTCATGGGGGTAACTCTTATAGATGTCTTGTAGCACATTCTTCTGGAACATTTGCTACAGATTTAGCGGCTAGTAAATGGGAGCTATTCGCTGGTGGTATTAGGTTTATTGGAGCATGGGCGACAGGAACAGATTACATAAAAGATGATGTTGTTACTCAAGGTTCTTCAACCTACATAGCCGCTTCTACCCACACTTCTGGTACATTCGCAACAGATTTGGGCGCAAGTAAATGGACACAACTTGCGGCTGGTGGGTCATATGTTTTACCTTCTACAACAGGACAAGGTGGTAAATTCCTTCAAACTGATGGAACAAATTATGTCTGGGAAAATGCAGGTTTAAACTGGACTAATATAAGTGCCAATACAACTGCAACTTCAGGCAATGGGTATTTTGTTGATACATCAGGGGGTGCATTTACCCTAACGCTTCCTGCTTCAGCCACATATGGAGATACAGTCGCAATAGTTGACCAGTCTGGTAGCTTCGCGGTTGGAGGTAGCAACAACCTGACTGTTGCTAGAAATGGTCTTGTCATACAGGGAAATTCCGATGATATGACATGCGATGTTAAAAACGCGGCTTTTGAACTTGTCTATTCAGATGCCACAAATGGATGGAGGATAGTCTAATGGCTTTTTTATTATCACAACAAACAGCAGGTAGCGGTTCAACTTCTGGAGGAGACCAAAGAAAATATAAAAACTTTGCTCTTTTCTTCGGGATGCCAGACCGAGTAGGGAATGGGTTTAGCACAAGTTATTGTGCAAACTACGCTAGTATTCAAGGAGCAAGTAGCTCAAACTGGTACTCCAGTGCAACAACATGGACTGTTCCAACAGGTGTAACTGAGATTAGAGTTACATGTGTAGGAGCAGGCGGAGGAGGCGGAAGCTCTCAAGGCTCACACTATCACGGTAGTGGTGGTGGAGGAGGCGGTGGCTTCTCTCTAGCGAAATATACTGTATCAGCAGGGGAAACTTTATCAATAACTCCCGGCGGTTCTGGATACTCTCAAGGCACTGGAACGCAAGCCAGTGGGCAAACCAGTACTGTAGTGGGTAGTGGAACTTTAAGTTCTTCCGAGATTAGCATGTCATCTAATGGTGGAACTGGAGGAAGTTTCTACAGTGCAGGCGGAGGCGGTAGCGCAAGCGCGCCTAGTGGCTCAAGGTTAGTTGCAAGTAGTGGAATGAGTTATCAAGGCGGTTCTGGCGGTCAAGGCTCAACTCTTTCTTTTGGATTTGGTCCAGAACCTTATGGTTCAGGAGGAGGCGGAGCGGCAGGTTTCGTCTTAGGTCACGGCGGTAATGGCGGTGCATCTAACGCAGGCGGATACACCAGTAACTCAGGTGGCGGCGGCGCAGTTGGAGGCAAAAACGGCGGTGCTTGGACTCATGGCGGAAGCTCAACAAGTAATAGCCAATATTGGGCGGCGACTGGCGCAGGTGGCGGTGGTTCAGGTGCTAATGGCGTACAGAGCAACAACCCACAACAAGGTGGTGATGGTAAATACGGCACTAAAGGCGGAAAATATCCTAACGGTAGCTCTAATTACGGCTCAAGTAACCAATCTTTCCACTCAGAAAATGCAGAAATACACGGAGACCAATCCCTAGCAAGCAATGCAGGTGCAGGTTCTTCTGGAGGTGCTACTTCTTATCTAGCGGCTAAAAGTGGTGGTAGTGCTGGTAGTTTTACTTTAGGTGAAGAAACCTTTGCTTGGGGTCCACTAGCTTCTGCTTACGGAGCAGGTGGCGCAGGTGGTAATGGTTATTCAAGTTATAATTATGCCTTTAAAGGTGGAGACGGTGGACCCGGAGCCGGAGGTGGTGGAGCAGGTTGCTACAACCAAAGCTCTTGGGGCAGTCACTCAAACACCGATAGTTATTTTTATTACTATTACGACAAAGGTATGATGAGAACTTCTAACTTCTCTTACACTCCTCACCAACATTCATCTCATGGCGGAAATGGTGGAATCCTCGGTGGAGGCGGAGCAGGTGGCGGTTACTACGGTGACGGTGGCGCAGGCGGTCTCGGCGGAGGCGGAGGCGGAGGAGGAGGAAACTTCTCTGCAAGTTCAAATGGTTACGGCGGTGTCGGTGGACCCGGATTCGTAATGATAGAGTGGGAGTAAAGACATGGCTACTAAATACAAAGCAAGGATAGACAATGACATTGTCGTGGAAGTTAGAGAAGCCTATGTCGCTGATGCAGATAGTGTTGGCACATGGGTGGATGCTAAAAAAGCCGATTTAGATAAAGTTGGCTGGACTTACTCTGATGGAAAGTTTTCTGAAACACCAGAGCTTTCTGAAGCTGAAGACCAAGGCGATAGGATTCCAGAGGCTTACATTGGATTGAACTTTAGTCTAGAAGATATTGACGCCTGTGAAAAAGGTGATAAGACTATAGAACAAGTCAAAGAGGAGATGGAAGAGTAGAAATTTAAACTTAGAGAGGAAAGTATGGACTATGTAATAGACCAACCCTTCTGCTTTCCAATCATAAGATACAAACCAGAAAACTGGGAAAGTCTGGCGCAAACCTTATGTGAACAAGCAGAAAAATTAAAAGAAGACCCAAAGCTCGGTGCAAAACTTTCGCATGCTTGGCGAAACGAAGGCACTTTCGAGATGCAAACAGCCGAGAAAAAAGAAGATTATGATGAGCATGGATACAGTTCTTACCGCTCTGGCATAAGTCTTTTCTCAGAACCTTGGCTAACTCCATTCAAAGAAATACATGAAGAGGCTTTTCAAGCCTGCTACAGGTATTGTAGTGCCAGCCCTTTCTGGGTAGAAAAATACATGAAAGACGCAGACTTAGAAAACCTAGGCTTATTAAATCATGCTTGGGTTAGTGTCTATGGTAAAGGACATTTTATCCCAGAACATGTTCATACCGATTCACACTTGTCTTGGGTTTTTTATGGAGCTTCAGATGGAGAAACTGGAAAGATAATTTTTAGGAATCCAGCTAATGCTCATTTCAGAATGTTATACAACGATGATGCTAGTTTGTTTTGCGAGACATGGAAGCTACCGCCAGAGGTTGGATGCTTTTATGTTTTCCCATCATTTATGAATCACTACACAGAGCAACATGAAGGAGATGAAGATAGAATAATTTATTCAGGTAATTTTGTTTTTAGGCAAAGTGTTATTGGTAGTGGGACTGAGTACAGAATGAACAAGTGGAGCAGACCTCACGAGACAGTATCTAATCGTTATAGAAAAAACGAACCTAAGAAGAAGAAAAAACAAGGCAATAAATGAGACCTGATTACATACAATGCGATTTACTTAATGATGAAGAAATAAAACTTGTTACAGACACCGTAGACAAAAGACTGGAAACAGCTTTTGTTACAGAGGAAAAAATCACATCAGAAGGTAAAACTGAAAAACCAAATTTTGCAAAAAAGATGTGGAGCAAGAGACGGGGTAAAATATGTTTTATTGATGAATCTGAGCATTTTGAAGTTTTGGCTCCTGTGGTTCAAAAAGTTGTAGAATGTTTTAAACAAGGTGCGCATAAAGAATGGGGTGTAGAGTTACCCTTTGTTGAGTACATACAATATACCCACTATGGTTTATTTGATGTATACGGCTGGCATATGGATGTTGGCTTAAGCGGACCTCATCGGTTAGTATCTGCGTCTGTTGAATTAGACGACCCTAAAAGTTATATCGGAGGCGGATTACAGTTCTATCATCACCCAAATCCTAAGCCTAATGTTAAAAAGGGGACGATGACTATATTCCCATCGTATATGATGCATAGAGCAAACACTGTTTTTTACGGTAAACGGAGGTCTCTAGTAATATGGGGCGGTTTTTAAGATGGATAAAGATGTAATGGTTACTCTTAGTCGTGGGGAGCTAGAAGTTATTCTAAGCGAAGCGGCGACTCAGGGTGCTAGAAAAGCACTAAAAGAAGTTGGTCTTGAGGGAGATACTGCCCCCGAAGACATCAAAGAACTTCGACACCTTCTTACAGCTTGGCGTTCAGCTAAGTCTACTATGGGTAAAACCATACTCCAAATAGTTACCACCGCAGTTCTTGTTTTTATATCTGTTGCGGTTTTTATGAAACTCGGAATTAATGTAGGAGATTAACATGAACAAATTAGAACTTAAGTTAGTTAAGCCAGCCATAAGAGATGTAGGAAAACATCTAACAATAGCTGGAAAAGCTAAGACAAGAAAATCTAAAAAGGTTTCAAAAAAATTAAAGAAGTAAATGTCAGACAAGACAGATATTAAAGCTGTCCATGACTTAAAAAACTCAAGAGGATGGGAAATCCTTAAAGATGTCATGGAGCAAGAAATTCTAAGTGCGGCTATGCAAATAGGCGAATCACCTACGATGGATATTAATGAAGTCAATTTTAGGCGTGGTTCTATTTGGGCGGCAAATAGGATGCTAGAGATGCCCGACAGGATGATAGCAAAACTAGAGGCTAGTATAGCTCTTAACGAGGACGACAAGCCTATTAGTAGTGATACATAGTAGGGTAATTTTGTAACAACCCCCGCTACGGCTGGGAAAGGAGTAAAAAATGGCACAGCCACAAAAACCAGAGGACGCCGCTAACTTAATAGACGCTTTGGCTTCTAAACAATTAGGTCCAGCAGGTCCACAAGAGGGAGCGATTCCTCAACCTCCTCCTCAAGCAGGAGAACAAACAGGTGAAACACCACCAGCACCAGAAGAAACCAATCAAGGAAAAGCCGCAGAACAAGGCTCACCTGAAACAGAAGGAGACAAAGTAGTCGAAGAGGCTATTGTCTATGATGTTGATTGGGGTGAAGGTCAAGAAAAGCGTCAACTTACAGCTAATCAGATTAAATCTACATTCGATAGATATTCTGCAATGAACTTTAAGAACGCTCAATACAAGCCTGTTAACGATGTCATCGAAGCTGTAATGAGAGATAACCCCGGCATGAATCCTCAGCAACTTGCTAAGGAAATGACGGCTCTTTACAAAGCGGCTCAAAGCAATCCAACTTTGGGTAATACCACTGGCGAGAAGTCTGGAGACTCTCAAGAGAAAACACCCAGCAATTTAGATGGTTTGCTAAAGAAGTGGTCTGATGACAACGCTATAGAATTACCACCCGGATATAAAGACATCCTCGTTTCTGGAGTAAGCGAGGTAGACAAAATAAAAGCAGAGCTAGGAAGGACTCAGCAAATGCTGAGACAAGTCATGGCTCAGGGTCAAGGTATAGCAGATGCGGCTAAAAATGCGTCCCAACAAGGACAGCAAGACAAAGTGTCTGCCGCAA